GATGTGCCTGTAGAGCTTCGCTCCGCGATGCCCACACTCGCGGCACACCACGAAATCCTGCCCCTCGATTCCGTCTTTCGCCACGGCTCCTCCTCGTCCATCCGAGGAGGAGCTTGACCGGTCCTACGGGCGTCGTCAACCCGTATTTCCGCTCCTTTGTGGGTTGCCCTACAAACTTGAGCGCAGGTTGAACGTCACGACGATGTAGAGGAGCGGGAACACCGGCTGGATGAACGCCTCGACCTCGGCGACCGTCGGGTCGTCGGGAGCGATCTTCGCCTTGACGCCCGTGTAGGCGGCGAGGATCTGCCCCTGGACAAGGAGCTTCAGGGTGTTGCTCAACTGACCTTCGATCTGGCTCAACACGCCGGGCAGGAACTTCGTACCGATGAACCGGTCGAGGGTCTGACGCGACTGCTGCTGGACCTCATCGACGATCTGGATGATCGTCGGGAGCTTCGACAGGTTGGCGTTCCCGTTCGTGCTGTTGCCCACGAGGTCGGTCGTGAGGCCGTGGCGGACCCGGATGACCGGCGGGCGGTCCTCGAGGACCGTGACGCCCTTCACGGCAACCTGGTTCATCTCGACCGCATCGAGCGTCTTGGCGAGCTTGGTGGCCCCGATGAGACGACGGTTCGTCCAGGGGGTCGCCACGTCGGTGTTCGGGCTGACCACCGACCCAGCCAGCATCGAGGCGAGGTAGGTGCCGTCCACCAGCGTCTCCTCGTCCGTCCCATCAGCACGAGGCAGGGGGACGATCACGATGTCCGGGTAGACGAGGCGGAAGCGGGTCCGCTGAACCGCCTGTGCCACGTTGCCGACCGACCGGATGGAAGTACCCGCCGACACACCCGCGATGACGGTCCGCTCCGCCTGGTGGCGGATGTCGGACTGGATGTCCGCGTGCTTGGTGATGTACTGGAAGAACTCCACGTTGTCGCCGCGAAGCGGGACGAGGATGTCCGGGAGAATCCCGCCCGTGAGCGGACCCTCGAGTTCATCCACCGCGTTGCGGAAGGCCGTGATGGAAGCCGCGTCCGGGATCCCATCGCCGTTCGTGTCGATATCCTTCTGCACCTGCTTGATGCCGACCAGCACCGCCCCGTTGAGGACGGCCAGGTAGGAGGCCAGCGACACCGGGTTGTCCGGCGAGATTTCCCCGTAGATCGCCTCGACGGTGGCCAGGCGGGTGAACAGGGCCGTCTCGTAGTCCTGCTTCGTGTACTGGTAGGACACGTAGTAGAGGTCGCCCGTGACCGGCTCGGCCCCACCACGCTCGAAGGTCTCGACGATGGCCGAGTCATCGGGCGTGATGTTGAAGGTGTTCGTCACGACCAGTTCCACACCGGGCAACGTGTTGACCGGCAGGTTCGAGTCGGTGGTGACCACCTTGCGGACCGTGAAGGTGAAGGACTCACCCGTCGGGTAGTTGGAGCCGCCCTCGCGCTCGAGGACCGAGAAGGTCAGGCCCGTCACGAGGTCGCGGTAGGTCTGACCCACCACGCCGTCCTGGCCCTTCCCGTCGTTGGCGGGGTTGAGGACCGAGGTGTTGATGGTGCCCGAGCCGTTCACGAAGTCCGACGAGGAGACCGTGAAGCCGCTGATGCCGACCTCACCCGCACCGCCGTCTCCAGCCACCGCGCCCAACCCGGTGCCGGGGAGAAGCACATCATCCGACGAGGCCGCCGCGAAGGCGATGCTCGAAGCGGTGCCCAGTCCGGAGGTGCCCTGCGACTGGAGGTAGAGGTACTGCGCCCCACCATCGTCGTACTCCACCCAGGCCAGAGCCTCGGCGGCGAAGTAGGTCGCCGTCGGAGTCGACCAGCCGAGGATGGAGGTGGAGATCGTCGCGGCCGAGTGCCCCATGAGGGCCGAGGCCACCGCCTTCGGGGTAACCAGCGTCCGCTCAGCCACGTCCCCCGAGTTGAACCCGAGGACATCGTTGGCGTTGCCGTTGCCGATGACGACCGTGGCGGTCGAAGACTCCTGGTTCGACAAGAGCCGGATGGCCGCGCCTTCCTGGCGGCAGATGGTGATCGACTGTGGGCCGGAGAACCCCGCAGCCTGGATCGCGACCCGGATCTGGTTGAGAACCGTGTTGGCGGTGCCGGCAGGTCCGAGCGGGACGTCGGCGGAGCCACCCGAGGAGATGGCCGCGCCAGCGGCATCCGTGAACTCAACCGTCACGGGGGTGTTGTTCACGGAGAACTTGAACACGTTGTTCTGGGGGTTCGTACCCCCAGAAGCGTAGAACGTGACCGAGGGCTGCCCGTCGCGAAGGTCGCCGTAGGTGCCCGTCGGCACCTGCCCACCCGCGAAGCCAACCTCACCACGGAACGTGGCCCCGAGCACCGCCGCCTTCCACACCGAAGGAGCCGTCTCGAGGGCGGTGAGCCCCGTGAGGGTATCCCCCGTCGAACCCTGCACGGTGATGCCCGTGTTGGCCAGGGTCGTGAAGGGGTACACGGTGCCGTAGCCCGGAACCACGCGGCTCCGAAGGATCAGGCGGTCGTGGAGGAGGGCCGAGGTGTTGTTGCCCGCGATCGTGAAGCGACGAGCGATCGGCCCCTGGAACAGCTTGGTCTGGGAACCCGCCGTCGCTGCATCCGTGTCGATACCCGCGAGAACCGCGAAGTCCCGACCGGCGGTGCCGTGGGTGATGAAGTCCAACACACCCGCCGCGTCACCCGTGGCCTTGGTGAGGCCGAACACGAGGTTCCCATCCCCGTTGGCGGTCACGGTCACCGCGAGACCCGCGAAGGCGACACCCAAGGTGCCGATCTGGGTGGTGATGGCGGTCTGGACAGCCGCTGCCAGAGTCGCCACGGAGGCGTAGGTGCCTGGGGCGATGGTCGCGACAAGCACGCCCGAGGCCGTGGACACGTCACCGGTGTAGTGGAACCGGATCTGGTCGTACTCGTTGACCGTGATGATCACAGACGAGAGGAACTTGCCCGCGCCCGCCCACACCGACGGGACCGTGTTGGCCGCCGTGTTGATGGCGGTCACGTAGGCCGCCAACGTCTGAGTCGTGCCCGTCGCGGCAGAAGCGGTGATGAGCGCCCCGTCCACGGTCAGGTTGACCCCGTTGTTGGTCGAGTCCACCTCGTAGGTGATGTACCCGGAGTCAGCCGCGTAGGCGATCTCCGCACCGAGCATCGTGGCGGGGACACCCAGGTTGACGGTGCCCATCACACCCGACAGGTCGATGCCTGCGGCAGCCCCGGCCAGGGCCGCACCGTCCACGAGGAAGCGCATGCGGTCCGAGGCGTTCTGGATGAACACGTAGTCGCCGGCACCCGGCACCGTGTAGGCCCCGAGAGTCGAGTCCACCGACCGGAAGGTGACGGTGACATCTTCCTCGACAGCACCGTCGAAGCTCGTCGTGCTGAACGGAGTCTCGAACCGCACGTCGGGCTTCCGCTCAGACCCCGAGGGGAACTGGAGGGTGATGGAGGCGAGCCCCGAGGACTTCGTTCCGAACTGCGGGGTGTACAACGACTCCCCGCTCTCGTTGGTGATGGAGTAGGTGCCCACACCCGACGACCCAGCCGTCTCAGCGACAACCGAGTACTCCTGGTCGACCAGGGTGTTGTAGTAGAAGGTCGCGAACACCTGTGCCCCGACCGGAACCGCGCTCTTCAGGGTGAGCGTGCTCGTGGCCGAGTCCACCTTCGTGACCTCGACCGGCCCCCGCGCGATGGCGTCCTGAACCCCGAAGCCCCAGTAGGCGATCACGAGGTCCGGACGGTCCGTGGGGAGGTCGATGCGGTCGTTGCTGACCGTCTGGAACAGGCTCGAGCCGAGCGGGCTGTTGCGGCCGTTGCCCGTGGTCGGGACGAGCGGCATCGTGAACTGGGTCCGGCTCTCCTTGACGGGGATGACCGTGGTGTCCACGACCGCGACACAGGGCTGCAGGTAGCCCCGGGTGTCCACCAGGGTGGCGGACACCTGCGACTCGTTGAAGTACTCGGAGCCGCTGGTGTGCTCGCCCGCCCGGATGAGGACGGCGGTGCCCCACACGATCCGGGAGGACCCGTCCACCGGATCATTCCAGAGCACGAAGTCGACACCGTCGGTGTAGTCCGACCGGCTCGGCGTCACACCGCACTGGAGGATGTCGGTGACGTTGATGTGGGCCAGGTAGTCGAACGTGTCCTGCCAGGCGTTGAAGTAGTATTGCAGGGTGACAACCGCCCCAACCTCGGGGGCGAAGGGAAGGGTCACAGCCCGGTTGGCACCGTCCACCGCCGTCGGGATGACCTGCACCCCGTCGACCTTCACCGTCACGTCGGAGGGGTCGGTGGTCGTGATGCCACCGTTGGTCCCGTCCACGATCGGACCCTGGAAGGTGTAGAACACCTTGTTCCGGGCCGTGCTGAACCCAGAGGTGAACCCGAGGGTGGAGTTCGCGGTGCCCGAGCCGATGAGCATGTTGCGCTCGGCGGTCAGGTAGAGCACCGTCTGGCCGAAGTTGTTCGCCGCCGTGGTGGCCACCAGGGTGGTCGAAGCCGCCGTGGCCGCCGCGTTGATGAACGCAGCCACCTGGGATGCGGTCCAAGGGGTCACCCCGGACGAGGGGATGGTCACGGAGACCACGGTCTCATCGTCCACCGTGATCACGAACGTGTCGTTGTCACCCGTGGTGATGGCGTAGCTCTGGCCGACCGACCCGTAGATTTCGGCCCCGGTCTTGGTCACCTGGTCCGTCACGGTGTCCGTGATCAGGGTGTCCGTGCGCTTGAAGAAGTAGGTGACCCGAACCTCGTCGCCCGCTTCGGGAGCCGAGGCGAGGGTGAGGATGCCCTTGGCCCCGTCCATCGCGATGACCACGATGGGCTGGCCGTTGATCGTCACGGTCACCGACGACGCCTTGGTGGCAGTCGTGCCCGTGCCGTTCCCGTTGACGATCGGGAACTTGCGGGTCTGGATGCGGGTCAACTCGCCGTCGAAGTCGCCCAGGGTGACTGCCCCGGCGAGCGAGATGCTGACCACCGCTCGACCCGACTCGTCCTCCTGGACGATCCGCTGGTCGACCGAAGCCGACGAGCCCCGGACCATCTCCAGGTTGTTCTGGGTCAGGATCTCCGAGCCCGTCCCGATCAGGATGGGGAGACGCAGACCCTCGAGTAGGCCCTGAGTCGGGTTCTCGTAGTTGGTCTTGGTGTAGACACCGGGAGGGGCGTAGATGCCATTGGGGAAGGCCATGTTTCCATTCCTCGAAGCTGATGGGCTCTTGGCTCAGCCACGGTCATAGGCAGTTCACCGGGACCCCTGAAGGTCTGGTCTGAACCCTATGCCTGTAGGTGAGAGGTGAACCCTCCGCTTGCAACCGCGTTGTTCCGAGCGAGCCGTTTGTCCGTCTGATCCGAGTTCATCGATCCGGTCTTGTCCCTCGAGCGAGGGGAACGCCTAAAGTTCGGTCTGGGTTCGGTCGGGTCTCGGTTCAGTCGGGTCTGGGTCTATCGGTGCGGCCCGTCGGGTCGCGGTTGCAGGCGAGTGCTTCTAGCCCTCGGCCTTCTTGGAACGCTGCACACTGGCTTCGACGGCGGTTTGAGCCTGTCGGAAGAGTTCCCGCCCCTGGTTGGCGGAGGTACGCTCGGACTCGGTGATGGTCCGGTAGCCGCCCTCGGTGGTGCGGGTGAGATGGTCGCGGGTCACGAGTTGACCCGCCTTTCGAGCGTCGTGGACCACACCATCCTTGTGCTTGGACCGGTCGCCGATGAGCCTCCACCGCTGCTCGGCATCTCGGCCAATCACCTGGTCGGCGCTGTAGTCGATGGAGTGAACGCCCGTGTTCTGGGGACGAGGCCCGCCAACGACCTTGTGGGCGAAGGTGTGGTTCACCGCCGAAACGAGCTTGCGAGCACCGTCCACACCACACTCGGGGCATGGGGTGGAGGCGTCAGACTCGGACATCTTCCGCATCTTCTCAAAGCGGAGTCCGCAGTCGCTGCACTCATATTCATAGATCGGGATGGCACACCCCCTTCGGCTCACGACGGAACAACCACCCGGTTGTGAGTCGGGCTCCACGCCGGAGGCTCTCGTTGATACGCTTGCGCTTATAGCCCATCTTTCGTGCCGCCTCAGCCTCGCTGACGAAGTGGATGACCCGACCGTCAGTGTGCTCCGCCCGCAGTATGTGGAAGGAACGATCCGCCCGCGAAGCTGCTGCCTCCGTAGCCCAGGTGTTTACCCCCCCCCTTGTTCCAAGAGGACGCCCACGGTTGGCCCCGCTGATCCGAGCGTTGTGTTCCACCGTGTTGTGCGACCCTTTTCGGGCATACCTATCTCCGCGACCCGCTTCAACACCGATGTTGAAGCGAGAGGTGGGAGGCAGAGCATCTAGGTACACCTGCTCTGTGGCGAACTGGTCCTCGGCGGAGCACTTCGTCACACAGTAGCCCCAGAAGGCCCCCTCTCCATACATGTCCCATGCCCGTTGCAGGTGGATGTTTTCGTGTCGTCCGCGACGAAGGCGGGAGAAGTGGGCAAGAAGCCTCGCCGCCACATTCACCGAGCTTCCCACATAGACTTTCCCCGACACGAGACACCAAATCTCGTAGACGCCGCAGTCGGGGGTGTTGGGGGTGATCGGCAACGGCCTCTCCTACTACGTGGGAGTTTATAGACCGACCACCGTACCCCACGCCCCTACTTGATCGTCTCGAAGGTCGACGTCTTTCCGCTGAAGAAGGGATCGTCGAAGCTCTGGAGGCCCAGGCTTTCGAGCACCTGGATGTTGGACACCACCCCGGCCTCAAGAAGCTGGTCCCCGGTCATGGCCGCCACTTCGGCGATCTGCTCTTGGGTCAGCGGGACGACGCGACGGATGGTGGCCGAGAGCGGCACATGGATGGACCAGTCGGTCTGGGTCTGGACCGCGAAGCTGGCGTTGTAGAAGTAGTCGTCCGCCGTCTCGTCGTAGATTTCCTCGGTCTCCCCGCCCATAGAGACAGCGGTGATCTCGATCCCCTCAAGCGAGAGTCGGTTTCGGGCCACACCCCACAGGTACATCACGGTGGCGTCCGTGATCTCCTGCTGTGCGTAGGGGTCCCGAGCCACGATGTCGAAGTCGAGGGAGATGTCCCACTTGCCGCCGTACTCGAGCGCCGAAGGCAGCCGACGGTTGGACACCACCACCGCGAGGATGTCGCCCTTCTGGACACGGCGACCGAAGGCCAGCACGCAGCCGGGGATGGCCGTCTTGTGAGCGAAGTTCTCCTGGATCTTCCACGGACCCGTGGACTCCCCGGGGTAGCGGTAGTCCACCATGAGGTAGCTGCCCGGCTCCAGGGGGAGGGTGATGATGATTTCCCCTGTCGTCGGAGATTCCGTGTAGTTGACCCCCCGCACGAGGGGGACCGACCCTGGCATCTCGAACACGCGGGTCGAGCCCGCGTGGTACGGGTTCGACACCATCCAGGTGAAGTCGTTGACCTTGGTGGCTGTCTCGTTCGTGATCTCGAGGAGCGGGTCCACCATGAACTCGAAGCTCGGCTCCACGTTGTAGGGCGGAGACGGGTCGGATGCCTCGGTGATCTCGACGAAGTAGATCCCGGGTGGCGAGGGGAACACACCGCCGTTGTTCCGGATCGCCACCGCGTCCTCACGCACCCACTCGATCGACAGCCCCGGCTTGTCCTTGTACCGAGCCAGCATCACGTAGGACTGGACGACCCCGAGGTAGTTGTCGGCCGAAAGCTGGACGTGGTTGGCCGAGGAGGTCTTGAGGATGATGCCGTAAGACGGCCGCTCACGAAACGAGTACTTCCCCTGGATGTGGTCCACGATGTCGCGGTACTTCGGGTGGTACTGCCAGAATCGCCGTAGCTCCAGGATGAAGCGCCTCTTGGTGGCTTCGGTGAGGTGGTAGTACATGGGTCACGCCTCTGCGCGGGTGTTCGTGGCGAGGTACTCCCCGATGGCGGCCTCAAGCTGATCCCGAAGCTCGATCAACTCGGACAGGGGCATCTTCCGCATGGACTCGAGGAACCCCACGGGGGTCACGATGATCGTGGCATCCCCGTGCATGTTGGCCGCCAGAACATCCCGGATCACATCCATCTCCTCCGGCTCCATCCCCGGGCGGACGGTCACCCACACAACGTCCCCGTCGCGGACGCGCTGAAGCACCTCCAACGACAGCATGTTGTTCATTGCTTGGGTTCCCGAGGTCGCTTGCGGTCCCAGCAGTACAGGAGCACTTCCGTGTCGGCCGAACGAACAACCTCGGGAGGAGGAAGCTCGGACTCGGCGCGCTTCAGAAGCTCCGTGAGTCGATAGGCTTGGACCGTGTCCGAGGGAGGGTCGAACGTGACTCGGGTGGTAGACCTCATTCGTCGTGCTCCTGCATGGCCTGGAGCAAGAGCCCCTGTGCCACCGCGTTGAGGGGCTCCTTGGAGTGACGGACCTCGCTGATCTCGATGGGGAAACGCTTCCGCTTCCGCTCGAAGACCTGCTCGAAGAACTCCTTGAAACCACCCGCCAGGCTTGTCCCGCCCGAGATGACGAGCGGGATGGCCTTCGGGAGTGCGAACTGACCCTTGACCCGAGCGAACTGGGCCGCCACATGGTCGAGGCCGTACTCGATGAGGTTCTTGTAGTAGAGGGCCAGAGCCTCCTCCTCGCGCCCCTTGGGCTTCAGGAGGTCGATGCCCTTCTCCTTGAGCGAGCACATCCGGGCCTGGGTCGAGCCCACCGCCTTGGCGGCACCCGCATCAATCCAGTCCCCACCCCGGGCGACGGAGAACGAGAGGCCCTCGATGGTGTTGATGGCGAGGGCGCAGTTGGTCATGCCCGAGCCGTAGCTGAAGCTCAGGCCCGAGAACCCATCCTTCGCCGTCTCGGCGTAGATGATGGCCATCGCCTCGTTGCTGGGGATGGCGACGTACCCGCACTCGGTGACGATCCGTTCCAGGACGCCCTGGTGGTAGATGATGTCCCGGTCCGGAGCATCCACAGGGGCGGCGGGAACGGAGAAGCAGCACACCTCACCCTTCTCGGCGGGCTCCCCGAGGACGTGCTTGATCAGGAGGCCCAACACCTCGAGGGCGTCGATCTCACCCGCTGCCAGAAGACCCGCCGCCAGAGGACGACGCGGCTCCTGACCGAACATCGAGGCCATCTCCAGGGCCGCATCTCCGAGAACCAACACCTCGTCGCCACGCTCGATGTAGTTCACGCCAGACAGCTTGAGCATCTTCTTCGCGTTCGTCGGCAGATCGAGGAACGAGTCCCGCATCCGTCGAGTCTCGATCCCCTTGGGCGTGCGCCGGGCGGAGACGATGTTCATCGTCCCGCAGTCGAGGCCCACACCGAGTTGCTTCTTCGCGTCCGCCATGAACTACTCCTGCTTCTTGCGGGTACGGCCGCGAGCGGCCTTGAGGGCTGCGGCCGTGTCGGCAACGTCTTCGCCCGATGAGGTTTCCGAGGGGATCTCGACCGCCCCTTTGGTTTCGGTCGGGACAATACCGGTCGGGATGAACAGGGGCTCGTCCGAGACCTTGGGCGCACGGGCCGCCCCCGACATGGGGGCTCGATCACCCAACGCGGCACGCACAGCGGCCACAATCGCCTCCGGATCCGCACCCGTGACATGGGTCACGGTTGGAGGTGCGGCGACCATGGACTTCATCGCCTGCTGCAACTCCTCCCGGATGATGTCGCGGAGGGACTCCCCCACCTCTCGACGAGCGGCTTCCTTGGCCCTCCGTTCGATCTCCTCATGGGTCACGGTGGGCTCCTGTGTCGGGAAGTTTCGGGCCTTGCGCTTCAGCCACGGCGGAGCAGGAGCTTTACTCACCTCGCACCTCGACCCCCACCGTACCTCCACGGCACGAACCTTCGTTGCAAGACGCAGTTCTTGGCTTTGACGGGCCTTATCCTCGGGGACGTAGACCACCTGCCCGAACGTGAGCACGAGGCCCAGGTCAGGGATGCGGTAGTCCGGGCACAGACACTTGATCTGGGCTTCCTTCATCGGAGAATGTCCCCCCTCAACAAGACCTTTCGGGCTTCCTCGGCGAGAAGCTGCATGGCCTTCTCCCGACCCTTGCGAATCCCACGTTGGATGAAGGTGTGCCGGGCGAAGCCGGGGTGAATCCAGGCGTTCCCGAGGTTCAGGGGGGCCATGCGGAAGATGACTTGCCCCGTCTTGTCGATGAGGGGGACCACGTTGACCCCGTTCTGACCGGTGAGCCAGTCCATACGGAAGGGGTCGCGACCCTCGGTGACCTGCTTGATGAAGGGCCAGGTGGACACCACCTCAAGAGTGCTCTTGCCCACCAGCCGGTAGGAGAACGACTTGAAGAAGTCCGCCGAGTCTGGGAGGCCCACGGGAGCACCCGGCGTCTTGCGCTGCTTCGCAAAGTCCTTCCGGGCCTCGGTGACGACAGACTCTACGAGGATCTCCCCGATCTTCTCGAAGACACTCCGATCCAGCGGGATGGGCTTGCCCACCATCCGGGACATGGGCTTTCCGTAGACTCCGCCGACGGGCTTCAGCATGGCTCCACCCTACCCCTCATCCGAAACGTGGAGGGGTTCGCGCCTCCCCATCCACCAGCGAAACAGCAACGCAGACATGGAGTCCGCTACGAACAAACCGTCGGGACTGACGAGCCGGAGCGCCCCCGTTGTCTGAAGCTCCTGATCCCGCAGGAGTACAGCCACCGCCTTGGGCCACAACTCGTTCATGGACCGACTCCCACACACGATACGAGTCTGACCGTCCGCCATGACGCCCCACACTTGATGGCCCCGTGTGTACAACGACATCCCCCGTCGAGCGGCGAGAAGGCTGGCCTTCTCCTTGGCGTGCTGAGCATCCATGCGCTCTCCGAACATCCCACGGGATGAGGTCAGTACTCGATGTTTTCCCACACGCGCGTCCGACCCCGAACCTCGCGTTCGTCAGGGATGGTCTCCTTCTCGGTGGCCAGTGGAACCACCTGGTTGTCGAACCCCACTGGGTACGGAGGCACCTGCGGGTCACAGCCAGGCCGGGTCTGGGGCCAGGGCAAGTCTTTGATGCCGTCCAAGGGAATCCGGTACCGGATGTCCTGTTCGTCGAGGTAGCCGATGTTGAAGTGCTGCTGGAGCGGCAGCCCCCGTGAGGCTGGTCGCCGAACGGCCCCGATCGAGTACCTCTCGTTCGTCTGCTTCACGATGAAGTCGCGCTGGGTGATGGCCGGACTCGGACCCGTCCACACCTCGTAGGCGTGCTCGAGCCGCCGCCCGTTGGGCGTCTGCGTCACCCGACGTTCTGCATCGTCCGGAGCGATGATGATGTCGATCGGGCCGTCGTACCCGCCGACCCATCCCGTGCCGAAGCACGTCGCACACCGGTTGGAGGGCTGCTGGTTGTACTCCAGCGTCCGCTCATCGACCCGACAAGGACAGGGGATGCCGCTCACCTTCTGCTTGAA